GACCGTCGCCGATGCCCGCCTTGGTGTTCGGGCCGCCGCTCGGCAGGGTGTCGATGACGTTGCTCGAATTCGCGGTGACCGTGATGGCCTGCGCATCCGAGAACAGGTTTTGTTGATCCATAATCATGGTGTGCTACTCCTGTTTCGTTTAAGAGCAAGCCACCGAAGCGGCCTGCACCTTTGCGCTTCGCTTAGACGACGCGAGCTTCGGTCGACAGCAACTGATCGCAGATGCGGATCGGGATGCCGAGGAACATCGTCGTGATCTGGCCTTGAGCGACTTCGATGCTCAGCGCGTTCTGCGACTTGTTCATCGCTTGCCGGCGCAGCATCTTGCCCACGGTGCGGTTCACGTAGAACACCGGGCGGCCGACGCCTTGACGCGGCAGACGCGCGGTCATTTCGATCAGCAGATCTGGCAGGCTGACCGGCGACGTACCGTTCACACCCGGGAACGTCGGCGTGGTCGACGTGACCAGATCGGCCGCGTTGATGTTTGCCGCGCGCACCGTGTAGCGCCAGTCCTTCAGCGCCACGCCGCAGTTCCATTCCCAGCGATCAGCCAGGGCGCGGAAGCGGTTGTTGTTCGCGTCGAACGCGTCGATTTCGCCCAGGTCCTGATGGATGATCCCGGCCTTGGTGCCCTTCGGGAAAATGCCGGTCAGCGTCTGATCGCCCCAGCTCACCAGCCAGATCGAGCAGTTATTCGAACCGGTGCCGCCGCAATCAACGATGTTGTTGCCGTTGGCCGCGCCCGAGATCGTGCTGTAGCGCGTTGCCAGGCCGTTGAAGCGCTCGGCAAAGACGGTCGTGTCGCCGTAGAACAGCGTCTGCGCCATCGTTTCGTTCATCGCTTCGAGGAACGCGTTTGCTTCCGAGAGGCGGAACGCGGCGCTGTTGCCGTTCAGGTTCGCGGCCTTCACGTCGATTTCGTTACGTGCTTCGAGCATGCCGCACGCTTCGTCGACCTGTGCGCGGGTCGACTTGCTCGCCGGCACGCCGCCGTACATACGGCGCCACACGACGGACGGCAAGCCGGTGCGGACGGTCGTACGGTGACCGGTCGGCAGATTGCCTTCGGCCCACGTTGCGTCCAGCAGGATTTCGTTGGTCTGATTGAGCAGCTCGACCACGTCGGCAGTCGTGCCGTCCGGGTCGAGCGACTTCGCTACGTCGAGCAGCGTCGGATTCTTGGTGCCAAGTACGGCCATGATGTGCGCCCCTTATTTCTGGTTCGGGTAGAGACGGTTCTCGATCGGCGTATTGGCGCGGTCTACCTGCGCTGCTGCGCCCGTCACGAGGTGCCCGTCTTCACTGATTGCCTTGCCCGCCTTGACCATGAACCGGACAACTTCCGGGTGGTTGCCAAGGCCGCTTTGATTCAGCAGCGTTTTCAACGCGGGAGTGCCGAACGAGTCGAGCGCTTTCTTCGCGACGCCCAGGTTTTCGGACAGCTTGTCGCCACCGATTTCCTTGTCCGTCGTGGTCTCTTCGGCCCATTGGGTCGTGAGAGACTTCTGCTGTTCGACCAGTTGCGCCGCAAAGCCCTGCGCCTGTTTGACGCCGAGATCCGCAATGCGCTGTGCCTGCTCCTGCGTCAAGCCGAATTCCTTCGCCGTCGCCTTCAGCTCGTCAACCGCTTCGCTTTTCAGCTCCACGCCGTCGGGCATCTTGAATTCGTAGACGACTTCCTTCGCAGGTTCGCCGGGCTTCGCGGGTGCGTCGTCCGTCTTCGCTGCATCGGTCGGCTTTACATCGGTGCTCGCTGCCGGCGTCGTGCTGGCATCGGGCGTTGCTGCCTGGCTCTGCGATGCGTCAGCGGGACTTGCCGCCGTGCTGGTCGCGTCTGCCGGTGCCGCCTGGCTATCAGTGGTGGGGTCAGCCATTTGGTTTGTCCTTTACCGTTGCTTCGTTCGCCATCTGCGCGTAGAGCTGGGCGCCGTCTTCGATCGAGTGGATCTGCGCCATCAGCCTTAGTGCAATGCTGCGTTTGCCTTCATTGAAGATCGACCAGTTAGCGTTACCGTCGAACGACTGCTGGTACAGCCGGGCGTCGCCGAGCAGACGCCACATGAATCGGCGGCCTCGTTTGCCGCGCATAAGCCAAGCCACGTCATCAAGCTCGACCGCTGCTTCGAAGCGCGTTTGCTCTTTCGCAGCCGCGCGCTGTTCGTCCAGCGCTGCAAGATCGGTCGGGTTGAAGTCGCTACTCATGAGTGCGGAGAATACGGGCGCGTGTTTCGGGTATGCGTACGGTTATCCGCCGTAGAGACGATTAGCGATATCCGGCTTGCCCGCGTCATCGTCGGTGGTCGACAGCGACATGTCTGTGATCTGCAGCGACACGCTGGTGTCGGTGTCGTTCTGGTTCGCGTACTGGCTCGTGCTGCACACTTCGGCCTTGGCTTCGATGTAGAACACCGCGCCGACCTTCGGCAACTCGGTGATGCCGAGCTTCGCCAGCATCTCGTCGTCAATGCACAACGTCAGGCCGTACGGGTATTGCGGGCCGCCGTCTTCTTCGGCGTCGCCAAGCATGGTTTCGGCTTTCGCTTCGGCCGCGGTGAGTTTCATCGAGATCATTGCGGGCCGCCTGTGTATCCGGTGAGGTTGCTCATGGTGTCGGACAGCACATTGCTTGCGCCGCCCTGCGTCGGTGCGGCCGCCGCCGTCTTCGCCGTCTCTGCGGCCTGCTGCATCGCGGCCTGCTGCTGTGCCTGTTGTGCGGCCTTGGCGCGGGCGGCGCGCGTCGCGTCGCGCTGATCGGGATCGATGTCGAGAGCCGGATCGGTGCCGAGCGCGTCGCTGTATTGCTCGTACCAGCCGTCGGGGTCGAAGTTGTCGAGCACGGTCGGCGCCTGCTGGGCCTGCAACTGCAACTGTGCGATGCCGTTCAACGCGATCGTGAACTTGTCGATTGCGTTGGTGCCGATCTGTTTCTGTGCCTGGGCGAGAATCGAGACGAACTCAACCTGCAGCGCGACGCCGGCCAGTTCGGGCGGTGGCGGTGGCAGCAGGCCAGCTTCGACGATGATGTCGAAGGCTGCGTCAACGAGCGGCTTGAGCAGTTCATCGTGCAGGCGCTCGATCACCGGCCCAAGCATCAGCATTTTTTCTTCATGCAGTTCCGCGACTTCGGTCGCCGTCATGTTCGCGTTCGTGTTGTTCGCGAGCATGAGGAACAGATCCTCGTAGAACGCGCTCTTGATGCGCGAGCGCACGTCCTGAATGTCTTCGAGCAGGTACTGCAGCGGCAGCTGGACGTCGAAGATCGAGCGGATACCGCTGTTCTGTGCCACCGAGTCGGCGTACGAGATACCGCCAGGCAACGTGTCGATATCGTGATTCTTTAGCGAAGTCGGCACTTGCAGTGGCGGCTTCGTCATGTAGTCGATCGCCTGGCCCTTGCGCAGCTGCTCGTGCTGCAGCTGGCGGATATCGCCAAGTGCGTCCATCGCCGGTCCGTTGCCGTAGATGTCGCCGCCGTAGGTCGACCAGCGCGGCGCCACGACGCGGAACTTCTTGAAGCCCGACACGGCCAGCAGCGCGTTATCGCCGCCCGTCGTGCCCATGTTCGATGTCTGCTGCGAGTCCGACGAGCCGCCAATTTCCAGATACGTCGACGTCCACGCCATGTTGCGTGCGTCGGACTTCGAGGGGTCGCGGTCTTCGTTCGGCTCGATGCAGTGGATCACCGTGCGCCACACGTCCAGATTGCCGGTGTCGTACATCGATCGGCAGTTATCGCTCACGTTCTCGTAGCCGAACTGTTTGACGAGCTGGGCGACGGTTTTCTGGAATTCGCGATAGAGCGTGTCGACTTCGCCGCGATCACTGGTCGAGATGCAGTATTCGCCCGCCGTCAGCGGGTACATGCGAATAACGTCCTGGTAGTCGGTCATGATGATCGACACCGCGGTGCCGAACGCGCCGATTTCCTCGTACATCGAATGCAGTGACCGGTACACGTTCGACCGGTTGAAGATATCGAGAATGAGCTTGGTGACGTCGGCGCACCACTTCTTGACCGGCTGTTTTTTGTTCAGATCGTCGTACGGCGTCTTGAGCGCGATCCAGGGCCGGGCGGGCGAGGTGGCGCCCGCCATGAGCCCCGCACCCAGCACGCGCAGCGATTTGGTCGCGGTGCTGTCGAAGATGTTCTGATTGCGCCGGTTGCCGCGGTTGCGGTCTTCCACGAAGAAGCGCCCGGCGCGCGGCAGCAGGACATTACTGATGTCCTTATATTCACGGATCCACGACGACCGCTCGTTCTTCAGCGCGTACCAGCGCTGCAGGAGCAGTTCCTTGCGCGTCTTCACCGGCTTTGCGTTGCCGCCCGACTGGCTGGGCTTGGCTGCGCTTGCGTCCGGTTGCGCGGTCTGGTCGTTCGTGAGAAGCGTGGCCATCAGCTACCCAGCAGCGTATTCGAGCCGAGCCCGCTACCACCGCCCAGCGTCAGCGCGGAATTGGCAACACCGCTTGAGCCCGTCAGCAGCGTGGACGATGGCCCGCTGTTCACGCCAGACGCGGCGGGCGCGTTGGCACCGGTCACGCCCGACGTGTCGGCTGCGGTGCCGTTCTGTGCGGTGCCTGCGGCTTTCGTGGCTGCGGCGGCATCGCCTGCCGCGCCGCGCGCATCGGCGGCCTGCTTGTTGGCTGCCACGTGCTGCGCGACTGCCGAGACAGCAGCAATGCCCACGCCGATTGCCGAAATGACTCCGCTCATGCTCTTTCCCCTGTAATCGTGACGCAGCCCGGTGTCCACATAAGCAGTTCCGGTTCGTCGGTAAAGTCGTGCTCGGCTTCGTCAACCGATTGCGCGGCGCTCGGTAGAACCATCGCCATGTGCGTTTCAGCGTGCGTGCGGAATAGCTGCTTGCGCCCGGCGCTGCCTGGCAACACGTGAAAGCCTGTGAGCCGTACCGATTCGGTGCCCGTGAACACCGTCACGTCACCGGCCAGGATCAGCACGGTGGCGCGGCTTAGCACCACGCCCGACACCAGCTTGTCGGCGGGCACGTGCGCGGTTCTCGCGTACATGCCGCCGTGGATCAGGTGATCGATGCGGATCTCGGCCTGTGGCTGCGCGAGCATTGCGGAATCGAGAGTGCGCAGCGCGACGAGCGTCTGCGGATCGGGCTCGACGAGCGCCGGCGCAAGCGTAACGAGCGCGTTCATGCGAAGCCCTTGAAGTACAGGCGGTTCGTCTCGCGGTATCCGTTGCGCGGCAGGATCACGTCGAGCCGACTATCGCACGGCGCACTGATCATCAGGCCGACAGCGCCGCGCTCCTGTGCGATGCGCTCGGCAGTTTGCCGCAGCCGCGTTCCCGCGCTGCCCATGCGCGCATTCGCCGACACGAAAAACGAGATCAGGCAACCGATCAGCTTCGTGTAGTGCGGCAGCACCGAGATCGTCACCACGCCGAAGCCTGCGAGTTCGTCACCGCGCCAGACACCGATGCACTGCGCGACGCCTGCGGCTTCCATCGCGCGGTATGCGTTCGCGTCGACCTGCGGCGCACCGAACTCGGACATGCGTCCCGACTCTGCTGCATATTCCGCGCACAGCACGTCGAAGCCCGGCGCGCTGGCGAGTTCATCGAACTTACATTGGCGGACCTCGGTCATGGATCGTTACGCGTATGGGTTGTGCTCGCCACGGTTGCGAGGCATCGAATATGCGTACGGATCGTATTCGGCGCGTGCGCCGGTATGCGTACGCTGCATGTCGTCGATTTTCGGTGTGTCGATCAGCGCGAGCACGTAGGCCGATGCCCAATCCGGTGAGCGCTTGATGCGCTTCTCGATGTCTTCGCGGGACTCGACCTGTACGGTCTTGCCCTGCACGCGCCATTTGGGGGCGCACAGATCGGCCGCGAGACGCTTGTCAGGGGGTAGGGCTATGCCATTGTTCGCAAGCGGGTCCAGCGCCTCGCGCATGCGCCACCACAGTTCTGTTCGCAGGTTGAAGAACCGGAGCCGCCCCGACTTGTCGACGCCGCGTGCGGCTTCGGACACGTTCACGCCGTACACCTGAATGTTCATCTGGTTCAGGAAGTCGTACGGCGACGAGCCCACGCCGATCACGTCGATGTGGATCGGTGCGTTATCGCGCAGCTCGGCGATCGTGTAGCCGGCAACCGTTGGGCCGTCAGGCGTTGCGGTACCGGGCTTGACGATCGGCGCATCGAACCACATGCCGTGGCGGCGCGCGATCACCGTGTTGTCGCGCCCACCGCGTGCGACGTCGACACCGATCGAATCCATCGGCGGCTTGGCCTGCTTCTCGACCCAGCGCGCCATTGCGATGTCGACCCACTCGGTGGGGATCAGCTGCATTGCGTCGTCTTCCATGCCTGCCTCGAATGAGCCGTACAGCATTTGCGAGCGCAACGGCTCAGGGAGTGCCTGCAGCTGCGACACGTAGTTCGTGCCCACCAGGTGCGGGTTATCCGTCACGCGTGAAGGGATGAACGTGCGCGAGCGCGGAATGACCAGTTCGCCGCCGTGCTCGAATGGCGTGCTGTCCGCGACTTCGATGTCGTGGCCGTCGACCGTGGCAAACCAGCGCAACTCGCCAGGCGCCGCGCGCTTGCCGGGATACTTGCGATCGAGCCACGGTGCGAAGAACTCAATGAGCCAGCGGCCTTCGGCAGATGAAGGCGGGTTGAACGTGAGCAGGGTCTGGCATTTCTGCTTCGAGTCCGTGGTGCGGTTCCACGCCATCAGGAAGCGGATCTGGAACTCAGGGATCTCGGCGGCTTCGTCGTAGATGATCAGGTCGTGCGGGCGGCCGCGGTACTTCTGCTCGTCGCCCATGTTCGGCACTGAGCCGAATTCGACCTGCACATCGGGCAGGCGCCAGATTGCATCCTTGCTCGACCATCCGTCGCGCGTGCCGAGCAGTTCGCCCATACGGTCGACCATGCCGACGTGCTCGGTCCCGTTCTTACGCACCACAATGCATTTCTGGTGCTGCGTGAGCGCCTTGCCGATAGCCAGGTCGGTCTTGCCACCACCGGCCGCGCCACCGAAGCCGATGACGTCGGCAACCGATTCGTATGCAAGCGATTGCGGGCCGCGCAGCGGGCTCCAGATGGGCGGCGTATAGGTCGCCAGCAGCATGTCAACTTCGGCCCGTTCTTCGGGCGTCATGTACGGCCGCAGGGCTTCAAGCTCGGCGGCGTTCATAGCAGGTCTTCGCCGTCTTCCTGTTCGGCCTTGCGGCGTGCTGCATGCTCGGCGATGGAAGCCAGCTTGGCGGCGCGCTCCTCGGCTGTGAGAGCCAGTGATTGGCCGCCCGACGTCACGTCGATCTTTTCGCTGTACCGCGGCGACCACTTCGCAAGCAGCTTCAGGCGCGTGTCAACTCGCAGGCGTGACCGGGCGATCCATTCGCTGTTCGGCTTCTCGCCGTGCTCGGTTTCGATCGTGTCGTTCGTGGCGTCGTCGGCGATCGCGATCGTCTCTTCGGCGATGACATCGAAGCCGCAATCTCGTGCGTGCGCGATGCGTGACGCAAATTCGGGATTCGCTTCACGCCAACGGTAGACGGAGCGGTAAGACGGCATGTGCGGACTGCGGCAAATATCACGCAAAGTCTCGC